AGGTAAATGAAATAATAATTGAACTATTATTTGAAAAATCAGCGTCAGTTATTGAACCATTTGAACCCGCTTCCGTGATTTCACTTAAATCAATAGTTGTTGTTCCTACCGAGCCGTCTGCTTGAAATTGATTAGCGAAAGTTATGTTTGAAAAACGAAGACAAGGGGCTGAATAGTTGCCACTTGCATTTCCAATGGTAAATGGTAGTCCCGTGATTCGTGCGCTACCCGTTGAGCTTCCTTTATTTGATAGTGCGAGGTAACCATTTACCGTAACTTGCCGACCAATCTTGGTGTAGGTTCCCGTGTTTGCTGAATAGGTAACACCAACAGACGCACCACCAAACGAAACACCCATAGTCCAAGTCCCCTCCTCGTAGTCATCAAGGGCGTTGGCTGCTGCGGTGTCCCCGTTGAATTGGATGCCGCCACTATTAGAAGTCAAACGAAGGTAGCCATCTGAAGTGATAGTTGCACGTTCTAAATTGGTAGTCGTTGTTGAAGTGATAAAAGTTATATTTCCGTGCGTTGCTGAATTAGCACCAATGCTAAAAATGCGTGAACCTCCACTAAAAAAATCAACAACAGAAGATGATGCTCGGTCAAGAGAACTTAATGCCCCCGTAACTTGGACTGCTCCACCCGAAACTACAAATCTCTCCAAAGGCGAACTCGTGCCGATGCCTACGTTGCCTGTGGAGGTGATGCGCATACGCTCTGCTGCACCTGTAAATATCCTCAAAGGAGAGGTTGCGTTTGCTACTTGCAGATAAGCATTTGAACTATCTACTGCTAAATAAAGTTGAGCAGCGCCACCTACGGCTAATTCATAGGCAGTATTTCCCGAAGCAGTATTCAAAGTCAATGCTCGGTTCCAAGTTCCTATGTTGGGTGAAGTCGTACCAACGCCTACCGCAGCCGTAGAAAGAGCAAGAACCGAATCATTGCCCAAGCCATCAGATAGGTATTTAGCCGTACCGCTTAACGGCCCGTTATCCGTAACCTTAATAAGGCTATCGTAGGTGTCCTGTGGGGTAGTCCCCGTTAAAGTTGTTCCCATTAGTTATTCCAAGTTGTACTCCAAGTGTTCCAAATTTCAGCAATCAAATTCCAAGCACCCTGCTCGTTGTTGCCGTACAAGTTCGTTGTAGGGTGACCATACGACAAAGGCTGAATAACACCCCAAGAGATGCTATTCGTTGCAGCAGCCTGACCCCAATAGATGTCATTGTTTGCTGCTCCTTGTCCCCAATCGCCTTGTATTCCCATTCTCTCCTAAATAACTTTTTAGCTTGACAATGTTGCTCGGCTTCGGTTTGTAGGTGTCTTTCTTCTTACTCATAAAACCCAAGAGCTGAAGTTAGCGTCCGTGTCAGGGAACACATCAGCGTTGTTGTTCAAGTAGTATTCAGGGAAGGTTGCCTGATTGTAGCTCATATAGGTGATGAAGCGGTCAGTATAGTACTGCGCTATGTTGCGCTCCTTCTCAACCAAAAAGTCAACCTCGTTCTTTTCTACGCTTGTTGAGTTCTCACTCGTATGCTTGTACACACCGCCATTGGCAATCGTGTACGCAGCAAAAGGCAAGTACTCCACCATCGCAAAGTGAATCAGCATCGGCTGAAGGTAGTCGTTGACCAACGCCAAGTAGGGATTTGCAAGCGTACCTGCGATGATGTCATCGCTGATCTTGTCGTAGAGCTTCGTTCCCGTGTAGTTTTGGATGTGGATTTCCTGCGCAATCTTGATGAACTGAATGAACTTGTCCGTGTCCACGTTGCCACCAAGTGCGGTCTGCCGCACCAAATCCTCTCGCTTAATCCAAAGTGCCGTTGCCATTATTTGCGTGGTTTTAAGAATCCTTCGTTGGGCATATCAACAGGCCGCTTTGCCACATCCTTCGGATTTGTTTCTAAATCTACTCCTGCTCTGCGAGCTTGGTTGACCGATACTTCAGCATTCGGGTTACCCACATCAGGCGTTACGCCTTCGGCTTTTGCCAAGTAGGTCTTGCGCATCCAAAAGTGATGACAACGTGCGCCTCCCTTGTACAACCATATTGAATAGGTTGCTGCTCCTTCAGGGCCGAAGCCTGCGTTCACCGCTTGGCCTCCCATACGCTCAATGTCCTCCTTGCGGTAGACCTTGCCTGCTGATACCATCTTCTTGCAGAACTCACGGCTATTGGCCTTCGTAGCATTCGGAGCGTAAGCATAGCGCACCTTGTATCTGCGGCCTTCTTCGGTTACGCCATCCTGTGAGCTTTTAGCATTTGGGAATGCGCTGCCTGTTGATGCGAATGCGTACTTGCTTAATGCCTGCTCTGCTTCGTAGTCAACGGGACGCTCATCTACAAGCTCCCATTCATCTTCATTGATGACCTCTCCTACTTCTTCCAAAGCAGCAAAGACCTCATCAAAATGCTCATCGCTCGGCTCTTGGCTTGATAGCTTCACTCCCGTTTCTTCTTCACGAGTTTCAGCATCCATTGGCGTTTCAATGTCGTTGCTGAACTCAAGCGGCTGAAGCGTCTTGAAGTACAGGTTGAGGCTGATGTCGTTGTAGGTGAGAATCTTCTCAAACCCATCAAGCAGCGTTTCTTGCATCGGCTTGATGACAATGTTCTCAAACAAGATAGAAGCCGTTTTAAGCTCGTCTGCGTTGTTTCCAAGACCGCTTTGGTCTTTGATGCCCATCAGCATCGGAGATGTGATGCGGTGAGCCACCATCAGCTTTTGCATTGCCTCGTTGGACAGGAACTGATATTGGTTGTGGGCATCCGATAGTTGTACCGTTTCAAGTGTTGCTTTAGATTCAGCATTGTCGTTGAACGCCAAGATGAACTTGCCTGCGTTGTTCGTGCCGCTGAACTTGTTAGCAATCTGCATCTCAATCTGCCTGCGCTCCTCCTCGCTCGGTACTCCGTTGTTGAAGTTGATGAGCATTGACGGGTTTAGGCCGTTCTGAATGTTGTTGATGTGGAAGTTTGCAATCTCCTCCTCTAATTCAGCATACGGAAGTCCGCCTTGATAGTCAACGGGTGAGTAGTAGTAGAATCCTGCTCGGTAGGGCTTGATGTACAACACCTCAAGACCTTCACGGCTCGTTCCGAATGCAGGGATGCGTACAGGTGTTTCTCTGCGCTGCGATACCGCTGCCCAATCCTTTGCGTAGTAGTAGCCCTCAATCTCGCCTTCTTCGTTGCACTTCTCGGCACGGAGGCTTTCAATGGGGATATGCTCAATCTCTACAATCGTGTTGTGGTCTTGCGAGTAGATTATCTGAATGGCGCATTGACCCATCATCTTGTAATCAGCCACGAGCTTCTTTACGCAGTCCTTGTTGAACAAGCCCTTCATTGCTGCGTACTCACTCGGCTTGCGAGCAGAATCCGTAGCGTCCAATCCCTTGCCGTAGATGAAGTCCACCACGCCATTGATTAGGGCGTTGTTGGTTGGGCTGCCGTTGTAGCGGTCAATCAGGTATTGGAAGTAGTTGTTGTCATCACCATATTGAACCCAATCCTTTCCCTGCACCTCGCTGATGTTAGGGGTGGTGTATGAGGATAGGTTTACAACGTGGACTTTAGATGATGATGTAGTCGTTGTCGTAGCTTGTTTCTTCGGTGTAGACATTTTGATTGACCGTGAATTTGTCGTATTCGGTTTGTGAAGTTACGAAGACCCTATCTCGGTAGATGAGGTTTCCTGAGTTAAAAACCTTCAAACCATAGAAGCGGTTGTTCACCAACGAGAAAGTGCCTGTGAGGGTCATAAAACCATTCGCAGAGGCAGCCGTTACCGCAGGTGTTGCCGTAGTGTTTGTTGATTCGTCAATCAGCGCAATCGTAACGCTCGCAGGGAAGCTGCGTGGGATGATTGTAATTGATTGAGGCGAAGCCGATACTTGTAAAATATGCATCTCAACTAAATAACCTCTGCCTAAACTTTTGTATAAAAAAAGGGAGGCTTTCGCCCCCCTCTCTCCATCCATTGCTCTACTCCGTTCAGTAGCGCACGGCTAAGATACTATAATTAATTGTAAAGTGTTTTCAACCCCATTACAACTTTACCCACACGGATTACGCTGTCAACTGCTTCTTTCCAATTGGGAATAGTGTTTGCGTCAACGCCGAGTCTGCGGACATCAGCTTGAAGTGAGCTTAATTCAAAATCAAAATCATCAAGCTGCTTGTCGGCCTGTTTAACAAAAGAAATGTACTCTTGATAGGCTTTGTTCATTTTAGATTCAGCTTGACGCAAAGAATCATCAAGTGCCTTTACCTTATTAAGAATTTGCGTAGGATTTGCAGCCAAGTCAACCTTGACTACTTCAGCCTCACGAACTTCCTCACCAATCTTGGCGATTTTAGAAAATACTTGTTTCATTATTAGCTTTTGATTTGATTAGCAGCGTCTAAGCATTGTTTGGCAGCAGCATCAAATTTCATTGACTTTTTCTCAAATACATTGATGAACGAAGACAAACTTCTAATGGCAGCATCAGCACCAAGAGCTTCAGCGTCTTTTAAAGCAGCTTTAGCATCTTGAATGTTTTTTTGCATTACTGACGAAATACGATTCAATTCTTCTGAAGCAGATTGCATTTGAAACATAACTCGTGCTGCATCGCTTGCTGCTTTGTTGAATTGAGAATCCAAATCTTGAATAAGACCGAACTCTACCTTCATCGGCTCTTGAGCCGACAATTTTGCAAATACTCGTTTAGTGGTACTCATAAGAATAAAGGTAGGGGGCTTGCGCCCCCCAACCAAATTTAAGAGTTAGAACCTACTATGATGGTGTCCGTAGCAGAAGCAAGTCCTGCAAACGGATTGGCTACCGTTGCACCTGCGATGAAGTTAGCAGGCAGTTGCTCCTGTGCCTCCATTACAAGCGTGTAACCTGAAAGGTCACCCATAGCAGCACCCGTTACGATAGTACCGCCCGTTACCTCTGCTCCGTAGTTCTTACCCATCAAGAA